AGCAACAGCAGCTGCTGGCAGCGCAAGCAACGCAAGTCAATCCGCTGCGAATGCAGCTTCTAGTGCAACTCAAGCAGCTACAAGTGAGTCCAATGCTGCTGGTAGCGCGAGTTCAGCTTCTAGTTCAGCTACAAATGCGGCAGCGAGTGAAAGCAACGCTAGTCAATCCGAGGCCAATGCAGCTTCAAGCGAAACCAGTGCCGCTACAAGTGAATCAAATGCAGCGGGCAGCGCGTCTGGTGCAGCTACTAGTGCTACAAATGCGGCTGCTAGCGCAAATGCAGCAAATACAAGCGCTGGTAATGCAGCAACAAGTGAAACTGCTGCAGCCGGTAGTGCTACAAACGCAGCAGGTAGCGCTTCTATTGCCCAAAGTGAATCATCAAATGCAGCGAGTAGCGCGACACAAGCTGCTGGCAGCGCGACCGCAGCGCAAACAAGCGCTAGTGGAGCTGCTTCTTCAGCTAGCGCTGCGGCAGCATCGGCTACTGCCTCCGCGTACAATTTTAATCAGATTACTGCCCGATTAGATGACGTATCGGGCAATTCGTCAGGTGTCACTATAGAGGAAGCGTATCAAGTAACGGCGACTAATCAAGACGACATAACAGATCTTGAAGGTCAGTACACAATTAAAATTGATACCGGGGGTACTGTTGCTGGTTTTGGGTTAGCAAGTTCTTCAAATACATTCAGCGGCTCTAGTTCTGAATTTTATGTTCGCGCAGACCGGTTTGCTGTTTTACCTGCGACAACAGTTTCAAATGGATCTTTCCCGACTACTAATCTTTACGCCGGGCGTACTGTATATCGTAGCGATTTAGACGAGACTTATTATTACGACGCAGATAATACTCAGTGGAGTACAACATTAACTCATTTACCGTTTGCGGTTATAACTAGTCCAACAACGCTGCAAGGCGAAACAGTGCCTGCCGGTGTTTATATTGACACTGCTTTTATGAATAAAGGCCGTGTCCTTGACCTAATTGCAGGCAGCGTTGTTGCTGATTTTATAACAGCGACAGCAGCTCTAACCGCGCCAAATATCTTTGGCGGCACATTTAACATGGGGCAAATCAGTTACAACAATAGTACTGATCCCCGTGATTGGACTATTACTAATAGTAATACACGCGCTAGTAATTTCTCTGTCGATGCACTCGGCGTGATGCATGCCAACTCTGCTGTGATGGAAGGCGTTACGATCAAGGCTCCTGACGGTACGGTGCTTGTTGACGCAGGTGGCATGACCGGGAGCAGCGGCGGTAATCTTGTTTATAACGCGAATTTTAGACGTGGTGAGCTTACTTTTAACGAAAACACGTCGACGTGGACAGAAGACACAGCAGATATTGATGGATTTGTTAGCTATAGCGGCACGGTATTAGAGCGAAATGACCTTGGCTACATACGTGCTGGTGATAATTCAACTGGCACTGGGTATGTCCGCTCTAATACGCAGCGTTTTCCAGTAGTGCCGGGAGAAAAACTATACGTTTATGCACAGACGAGTACTTTAACTGGGCTGTGGATGGCAGTTACGTTTTACTCTCATTCAGATGGCACATCGACAACTGGGTCTGTGGGGACCGTTTCCGCGTCAAATTCAAATGGTGACTTTGACTCCGAAGCGATTACTGCGGGTGGGAATAATCGACAGTCGTCTATTGCAGCGATAACAGTCCCAGCTTCTGCTGAGTATGGGGAAATTAGATTCGGTTCTAATACGGGTGATTACGTCTATTACTACAATGTAGGTGTATCACGAACCCCGCCGCAGATTACACCTAAGTATGTGTCTACATATATTCGTGATCTTTCGGTCGATACACTTCAGATTGCGGGCAATGCTGTCACCGTTCCTATCGGTGTTGATGATATTAATGTTGGTGACTGGGTAGCGTATTCCGGCACTACTTCTGATACTGCTATTGGCACTAACTGGGGGCTTGCGGCGCACACTGGGAGCGCAGGTGGACAAACAGCGGTTCCTCTGAGCTGGGATGATGCTGACAAAGCTCCCGAGGCGATTAATCTTATAGCCTGCATTAATGTTCTTGGTCAGTCCGGTAGCGCTCATAAAACTGTGCGCGTCCGTTTGATTCGGTCAACCAGCCCTACGTTTTCTTCTAATGTGATTCAGGTTCAGCAGGTGGGGGGGTCGCAACGCACGGATTTCAGTGCGACTTATTCGCTGAATGCCACTATCGACGTGTCGTCTGCGAATCTTCAGCCAAACACAAACTATTACTTTGGCTTGCAAGTTCACGCAAATGATCAGGTAAACAGCACTGCGCCTTATAAGATAGGGGCTAATGGTTTGACGGTATTGGCGGCTAAGAAATGAGCACATTAATTTCATTTGATAGTCAGGGAAAAATTATAGGTCGCACAAGTGCACCCGCAGCGATGGTTGAACGGGCGGCAGAAGGGTCCGATTTTGCGATTGCCGTAGATGGCATTTTTGCAACAGAGCAGACTCATTACGTTGAAGACGGTGCTTTGGTAGAAAAGCCAGATCGCCCAACTGACGAGCATATCTTTAATTACGCCACGAAACAGTGGGTTTATGACCTGACCAATCATCGGCTACAGAAATGGGCTGAGATTAAAGCGGCTCGTGACACTGAAGAATTCAGCACTTTTACATGGAGCACGCACACGTTTCAGTGTGATGAAACAAGTCAACGCCGCATACAAGGCGCTGTTCAGTTAGCTCAGCTTGACTCTACTACTACCCTGGATTGGACATTAGCAGACAACACAGTACAGACATTTAACGCGACGGAGCTGCAGCAGATAGGGCAGGCGCTTGCAGCACACGTCAACGCATGTCACGTCAAATCCCGTACAAAACGTGGGGAAATAGACGCTGCAACGACTCAAACTGCGCTCGACGCAATTACTTGGTGAGGTGAGAAATGCATAAGGGTAAACAGTGTTACATTAACGAAAAGCCCGGCAAGAAGCAGAAGATGCCGAAATCTAAACCTGCTCGTGGGTATACAAAAAAGAAGAGCAAGAATTAGGTACAGTTTTGGGTACAGTTGAAGTCAAAAAGTGTCTAAATAAGACCTATATTCCTGTCTAGTAGATGCTACTAAAACCAAGAAAGTCTAACTAAATCAGTTGATTACGATCTGATTCCGACCCGAGCCTCCACAGAAAACGGCCTTTGTAAGTGCCTGTTTTTGTTGATATTAAAAAATCGCTGTTGTAATTTCTATCAAAAGGTACAATTTAGGTACAGTTGATAGGAGCCAAGATGGCGTCGATACAGCAAAGAGGCGATAAGTGGCGGGCGGTTGTTAGGAAAGCAGGATATCCAACGACTGTCCAAACATTTGACACTAAAACTGAAGCCAGACAGTGGGCAAAGCGGACGGAAGCAGACATTGAGTCCGGCGCTTTGTTGGCACGCAAGCGACAATCACAAAAGAAAACTACGTTTGGCGACCTGATTGATCGTTACATTGAAGAAGTCCATCCGCTCAACAATTTCTGCGAATCCAAAATTGCTACTTACCGGCTGACGCAACGCGACATCGGGCACTACAAGCTGCATGAGATTACGATTGAAAAAGTCTTGGACTATGGGCGGCAACGTAGGCTTGGTACAGACGACAGGAAAGGTGTAGCACGAAGCACGCTTAATACTCAGCTGCAGTATATGGCGGAGCTTGTTGAGTTTGCTCGCATCTCATGGGACATGCCATTTGAAACAAACCCTGTGAGAGACGCGCGCTACGCGCTTGCAAAGATGAAGTTGGTGGGTCCGAGTCGCAAGCGTGCACGTAGGCTTGCTTCTGGCGAGTACGAAAAACTTATGGAAGCGTCAAAAGGACACTGGATCTCACACTTTATTGTTATTGCTGTGCACAACGCTATGCGTCTTGGGGAGATACACCGGCAGACTTGGGAAGATGTGGACTTTGACAATCGCACACTAACTATCCGAGACCGCAAAGATCCTCATGAGAAAGAAGGCAACGATGAAACAATCCCCATGCTCCATGAGACATGGACCCTGCTTCATGGTTTATGGTTGTGCAGCAAGCAGCGGGGCAGGGTGTTTTGTCAGGTGGCTACAGCGGGTGCTGTGTCAGACAAGTTTGCAGACGTTGCCCAGTTAGCCGGATGTCCTGATCTGCGTTTTCATGATCTTAGACACGAGGCATGTAGCCGTTTGTTTGAGCAAGGGCTTTCAATAGAACAGGTAGCCTTGGTATCCGGTCATAAGTCATGGGACACCTTGAAGCGCTACACGCAGCTGAAACCTGGAGAGGTGTTGGCTGTTATAGAGGGTAATTAATGACTTTTGATTCAAGGTAAGCAGCAACTTCGGGCGTGGGAAATAAATATTTTTTACCGTTTTTGATATAAGGCAGCGTTAATTTACCGCGCGCTGCCTGTTTGTAAATTGCATCCTTTTGTACTTTGAGAAGGTCTGCCATTTCACAGAGGTCCATAAACGGACCATACTTTTCAAGAAGTATCTGTTCCATCGTGGAAGGTTCCTAAGAGTCGATTTAAATACCACCTTGCCTTTTCAAGGTCTTGTATTGGTTTGCCTTTGTATTGATATCGCCAAAGATATTTAAGGCAATTTCCTTTGAGGTAACCCTGAAATTCGTCTCGAGACATTGATGCTTGGATTGCTGCAATACATTCAATGTTGCCGCTGTTGTAATGACTTGGTTTGTTTACCTCGTCTTGAATATTACCTTGACTAATATCGTTTTTCATCATTAATCTCAAATAAAACTGTTTTTTTGCTCAATTAATTACATAAGTTAAAAGTGGCAAGAGTTTTGCTTCTAATGTGTTGGAAGGAGGGCAATTTGGTATGGCTATTACTTCGAGCGTATCGTAATTTTTACGTTTGATGATATACCACTCGGGTGTTCTACCGGGTGTGAGTCGAGGTTTTTCAAGTTTTAGCATATTGGAACACAAGACCATTTGACCGCTATACCCAATAGGTCGCAGGTCTTTTTCCAGACGAATAGCGCAAACAGCTTTGTTATTTTCTTCGCAGACTGTAGTAATAATACGTCTTCTATAAGCTATTTCGTGGAAGTTTGGGGGTGTTTTTGGGTAGACATACAGCACGGGGACGCGAATGCGTTGCGCTTCTATTGGTTTAAAATCTGGATCGATTTCTAAAGGGTCGACTTCGAGGAAATTAGCAAGCTTAGCAACGGCTTCAGCGTGCAGTTCAGTCATGTTGTTTAGATACTGACTAAACGCTCCTTGTGTCCAGCCTAATGCAACAGCTGCTTGGGTTTGGTTTATTTCTAGTTGATGCTTTTTTTGATCCCATATACGTCTCAGATTTTGTACCGCTTTGGGCAATTGTCCGCCCATGTTGCTATCCTCCTGATAAGCAGTGTTTCGTTATTAGCGCCGCTAACTCTTTGAAATTATAAGAGTTTGGCACAAGCTTATCTTGTGTTGATGTTGTTGTGATGTTGGGTCCGTAAAAAACTTGCGCTGACTGCGCCCACCCCACAACCAGGAGAGTAGTTTGTCCGTACAAAGCAACTTTTGTCAACCAAATTTGCTGTAATTTGGATAAGCCAAAGGTGACCATTGTTGTTTTGCGTTTGGGTAGTTTTATGTACTTGTACTCAACCCACAAAGAACCGGCGGGTCCACAGTAGAAAGCATCAGGGACGCCGCCGGTATAGGTATCGTGGATTTTCCAGCGATACACTTCAGGTGAAAGATGCCGATGCACGGCTTTAATAAAGCCGTGCTCGTTCAATCAAACCTACTTATCGAAAGGCACGTTTGCATACTCTTCGTATACATCCCCTGCTTTTTCGTAGGCTTCTTTTGTGGCCCAACCCAGCTTGTTAATAGTGATGTTCTGGTAGCTTGAGCCACCTGCTTTAGATGTCTTCAGCTCAGAACCCACTTCCCAAACTGTAGCAAAGCGGTCGCCACCAATGTTGCGGAGATTTGTGTTCCACAGCTTTGAGGTTTTGGCTTTGCTTTTGTTAAGGTGAAACATAACTGGCTGGTCCGCGACTTCACCTGTTTTTGGGTCAATAGTTAGTACCATGTGCGCGTGATTCTCATATATCTCGTAGTTTTGCTTGTTAGCATCTTCGAGATTATTGAGGTGCTCGTGCGCTTCAGCTTCTGTTTCAAAGTGATAAGCACGGTAGTCATTGACCTGTACGCCGTATTTTGGCTTGCAAGTCCAATAACAGAACACCGTGATATTGAGACAGGTAAAACTTTTTGGAAATCGCTCATCAGTCACGATGTTGCGAAAATCGCCCGGCTTCCAGTCGCCGTCACCTTCTTGTACTACCTTAGATGAAGCATGCACCTGTACAATCTGCGGAATGATAACGTTGTTACCAACGTTCTCGTTGCCGCGACCGATGCCATCCATGACATCTTTGAGGTGAGCAGGGATTTTGTCTTCAAGAATTGCTAAGTTAGTCATCTTTGGTTTCCTATTAATTTACACGTATTGCTATTTTGCGAAGCTCTCGCGGTGTTACTCCAGGGATTGCAACGCCCAAAGCCCACAGTTCTCTGCATGCAGTGCTTGATAGCCGGCGTTGTAAAACTTCAAAGTTGCGTGTCTCTGCAAGCCATTCAAAAAACTGTTCCCAGTCTTCGACTTGCGGTACAACTTCTTCACGGACAGCTACAGATGCAGCGTCGTTTGCTGCTTTGGTCTGCCCTTGTTGATCTAATGTCTGGATGAGATCCCAGTCGAGTTCGCTTTTTTGCTTGTTAAGCTCTTTAAGTTGAGCATTAACATCATCAATTGCTTTTTTGTTAGCAACGCGTTTTTCGATTATGTCACCTAGGTTCATGCTGTTTTCCTTAGTTCATTAAGTTTGTTGAGTACATTAAGTAAGTCTTCCATTCGTCCGAGTTTGGTTTGTAATTTGTCGTAGACATCAGGTTCCCAAGTGTCGCGAGCGGCAATCTGAATTACCTCGGTCTTAGCTGTTTGACCGGCACGGTAGATCCGTCGATTGAACTGCTGATAATGCTCAGCGTTGTAAGTGGGTGATGCCCAGATAACTGATGTAGCGCGAGTTAACGTAAGACCGTGACCTGCAGACTGTGGATGTGCATACACAACCTGCAGCTGACCTGACTGCATGTGGTCAACGATGTCTTTGCGTTTGTTGGCAGGTGTGCTGCCGTCGATAAAGTCGTATTTAATACCGGCTTGTTCTGACAGCTCGGTTAGCTTTTCGCGCTCGTGTCGCCAGTTGAATGCAACGAGCGAGTGCTCGCGTGCTTGCACAAGATCTAAAACTAGCTTGTAGCGGTCATCATGAACCGTAATAGGTGTGCCATGATCGTCGTAAATGGCACCAGTACACAGCTGTAAAAGCTTTTTGACTTTGGCACCTGCATGAATTGCATTGATTGTGCCTTTGCCGGTGTACAGCACTGACTCATCAGCGAGCGTGTTGTATTGCTTGAGTATATTGGGTGGCAAGTTCACATACATGGTGTGGACAGATTGCTCTGGCATATCAAGACAAGCTTCCAAGGTGTATCGGATGTTGATGTCTTTAATAGCAGCAGCAACGATTTCCTGCGCTTCGGGCTTGTCGACCCACACATTGGCAAAGCCGTTGAACTGAGGAGTACAGACAGCGTTACGGAAACCATAGAACCGGTGACCGAGACGAACACCGTCATCGACTAGTAGGGTAGGGTGCCATACGTCAAGAATGGTATTGCTGTTAGGCGTACCGGACATAGCAATGCGGTACTCAAATAGCTTGACCAGTTTTGCCATGGCTTTGCTGCGCTGACTGTCTTTGTTTTTGAACGCTGTAAATTCGTCAATACAAATAGTGCTAAAGCCATCCAGTACGTCTGGGTTTTTAACCAACCACTTCACCGCGTCATGGTTAGTGATAACGATATCTACGTCGGCTTTGAATGCGTCTGCCCGATTGCGGGCGTATGCGATGGAGTACTTTAGTTTCGGTTGAAACTTAGCGCAGTCGTCTCCCCAACTGGCTCCAAGGATGCTGAGTGGTGCAAGTACAAGAAGTTTGCCGTCATTCCGTTTGGCGTAAGCATCAAGGACAGAACGTGTTTTTCCTGTGCCGGGATCGCTTGTGATGAGAACTCTGGGGTTATTGAGAATGAAGTCGGTTGTTGCTTTTTGATGCTCAAAGGGTTTTTGCATTTTCTATTTTCCATATCTGTTTACTTTTTTCCGATAACTTTTAATTTCTTTTCAGCTTCTTCAGTAGGTAATTCTTCAGGATCTGGTTCATCACTGGCGTATTCGTCAGGCGGTAAAAGCTGGATATGAAGAGTGCGGCCATCCCATTCATAGGCGTCGAGATTGATTTCGACTTTGATCCGCATGTGTCCTCCTGACTGCAGGCATATTAGCTATGCTAATATTAATGCTGGAAAAATACAACATTTTTGTCCTGAGATTCCCAGCATATAGTGCAAGTGGCGCAGCTTTTTACGTGCCCAGTTTGCTCAGGGCAGGCTAAATCGGTGCGTCCAAAATGCCAGTCGTCTGGTCCTCCTTGAACACATGATGTACTAAATAAAGTAGCAGTATCGTCCGAAAAGCGAACACGGCATCTCTCCTCATATTTTCGATTCATTTTGACTATTGAATAGCCGATTTGTGAAAAACTACGGTGGTGGGTATACCCATAAATATGCAGATTTGGGATGCTGTTTAGCATGCAACGCCACCATGCAACGTACTCTCTGCAGTAAAAGTCACCCAGTACATGCAGCCGGACCACGAAACCTGATTCATGTTTCATGGATAATGCTTCAAGCTGGGATCGAAGTAGTGGTAGAAAATCTGGGTGGGTATGATCGTAACGGATCGCAAACGGCATGTTGTTACCGTAACAGTTGTCCCATTGCTCGCAGTAAGATGGGCAGCTGGTCCGTTCTTCGAGAGTCAGTGAGTACAAGGGCATTCCTTTCCAGCGACCTTTGGTAATGTAGTTACCTAGCTTTTTATTATTTCTCCCCGACTTCAGCATGTTGTCGGCGGGCGGCTTGACGCTTTTTACGTATTTTGTCCTCAATCGACGGTTTGGGTTTGGACTGCTCGTGTCGAGTGATTTCATCGCATATTTCCTTAGCTAAGGCAGATTTTGTTTTGCGGTCATATTTTCCAACTACTTTTATATGACTGGGTTTGAGTTTGTATGTTGTCCAGAAAGCAGCTTCAGGTGGATCTGTCTTCAGTTTGTATTCGATGGTGGTACCGTCGTCTCTGGTGTAGAAACATCCTGGGATGCATCCGTCTCGGTCGAGGAGTCCTGTTGACATTCTTGCTCTCTCCTTGCTTTCGCAATTGCTTTGAACAGAAAAAATATTTCAAGAACAGTCAATATTCTTGATAACCAAATCATTGATCCCCCTTGTTGTGTCTTGTAAAAACAACGACTGCGACTGCGGCAAGAAAGAACACAGGCAGTACGAATGCGCTCAGCCCAACCATAAATAAATAGGTGAAATACATAAGCGTAAAAATAACGAGCGCAGCAATAACGTATTGCAGCGTTTGAAGTAGCTGTTTCATATCAGCCTCACATAAAAAAAGACCCCGCCGAAGCAGGGTCAAGGACCACTTTTAGGAGTTCTCCCGTGTCAGGGAGCTGGTCAGGCTATTCGACACCCCATGTACATGCGGGATCGTCACCTTGTCTGTAAGAGCACCATCGGCACGCCGACTTTGATGGCTTTGGCTCAAAATCAAATTCGCTTGTCATGCGTGTGGCACGAGCATGAAAGCCGGGGAAAAACGCCATAGCTTCGGCGCGGGTGTATGACTGCTTGGTTGTCTCAGCATGGTCGAGGTACCACAGCTCAGTCTGCACATATTCTAAATTCGAATACCGTATGAATGACGCAATTGCGTAAAGCAGCGCTTGCTGTGAGTGACCAATTTCGTTACCAAACTTTTTGCCCGTTTTGTAATCGATGACACGGGCGCTGGTGTCTGAATCATGGACTAGTGCATCAAGTTTGATGCGTGCCCATGTTCGGTTCTCTACCCAACCACAAGGTTGCCACTCTTCGGTAAATGCCCATTCACCTTCTAGCTCGACTTTTGCCTCAGCAAAAAGATGGCGCAACTCTTCAAACTCAGCTTTAAACTTCTTTAGTGAGTCAGGAAATTCGCCTAGTGTGCCGTTAACATAGTCTTCGGCTTCTTGGTGTATTTGAGAACCACGGTCAGCTGCCGGGCTAGAAGGCTCCGGTATGCGTTTTACTCGCGATAGGAATGTGCGATAGGGGCACTCTTCAAAGACTTTTAACGCAGAGTAAGACCAAGCGGTGACTGGTCCTAGTGGAGTTTTGTCTATAAAGAGGCTATCTGCGTCTGGTCGTGCGTCTTGCGTAATAACAGAATTCATATTGATACCAGCCGTTTAGCAGCTATTAGTGTAGCTAATTATTATGTTTATGCAAGAGCACAGAATCTTGTTCTTTGAAATAAACGTTAATTAAATTTTGTATTTTAAGATCGTCAGTATGCCAAGTGACTTCTACTCCTCGCATTGGATGCGATGAGGAGTCGGCGTTTGCAGGTCTTTTACGAACGGTTGTAATGTTGTTCCGCTGCAGCCGTTTTCTAAACTCATGCAACGACAACTTTGCATCAGCGTATACATTGAATACATTTCTAAAATGATCGACGGGTATTAATGAAGGTACCTTTTGGTGGGCGTTGGATATCCATAGCTTGATACTCCGTTGCGCTGCGTCAATAGCGCCGCTGTTCATGACATCAGTAACATTGATATCCAATACCTCACTGAAGTATTCAATGTTGCCGTCTCGAATGGCGTCACAGTACTCCTCGAAAACAGACAGTGATGCTGTTTTCATCATTACTTTTGCTTCATTATCGATAGGCATACGGACAAGTGTTTCGTCGTATTTAAACGTCGCAAGCGCACCCGCAAAATGCAGCAGCTCGCGGGGTATAAGTTTATCCATTGTAGATACTAGTTTTGGGTGCGCTTCAATCAGCTTTCTTTCTTGACGAGGGGCAATGTTGTAGCGCCTGTCGCCTGGTTCTATACGAACTGCGTCAACGTGGTTTGTTAAGAAGATAAAGCTTGTGTAGTTAGGTACTTCTACCTGATTGCTTCGCATCTTACGAATGGTGACGCTTGGCTCAGTAATCTGATTTTTGAGTTTGTTTGCAACTTTTTGCATAGCAGCGCTGCTTGCCATGTGAAACTCATCAACTACACATAACAAAGCTGTCTGTAAGTAAGAGTTAAACTGCTCTTCAAGGTTCTCTAGGGTTTTGACAGGTGCTTGATCTTCGCTAAATAACGGTCGCAGAACAGAGTATGCAAAGACACCTTTACCTGTACCGGGTACGCCGCTGAGTACCCATGCTGTCTTAGCTTTCTTTTTGGTTTGATAAATGTAAGCAAGCCAGTTTACAAACCGTTCTACTTCTTGGTCGCCATCCCCCAGTATGTGTTTGAGCAGTGTATAGATAGTCGGGCACCGCTCTTGTATTTTGCAAGCATATCCTATGCTCAGCGGCTCTTCTGGTGGAATAGCGTTGAGCATGTACATAGTTCGTCGAAACGTGTTGATCCGGTATGGCATTGTTTTCAAGTCAACACTTGGGCCGTCATGAGTTGGATCAAATGCCATATTTGCATCTGGCACAAAGTCGGGAGAAGGGCGTCCATGAGTTCGCATAAACCCTTCTATTGAGCTTGGGGATGTAGGCTTTAGCTCAGTAAATTCATTAAGGTTTGGATCAAACAACCCGTTCCAATACACGTCGGTGTTAAAATCCCGAAAAACAACTGGGTATTCAGGGCGACCTTCTTTCTTCATTTCATCTTCAAACACGTCGAAGATTGATTGATAAAAATCAGCGTCGGCTTTTTCAATCAAAAAGATTGGCTCGCCTTTAAAGTTGTACATGTACACTGGGTTGTTCAAGTTGAACCAGTAAGCATTGCTGTCGCCGCCGTTGATGTTGCAGCGTATGTAAGGCGCAGTATTAATGTCTGCAATGCTAATAGACATTTTGTCTGGGTTGAGCAGGACTTCTTCTGATCGATCATCGACCTGCATGACTTTTATTTTTTCTTCTTTCTTTGACAATCCGGCTTTTTGACGCAGTTCGTTTTTAAACTTCTGCGATCTGTCATACATAGCCTGTGCGCTAAGATGAGCCATAGTGCCAAGATCAAAGGCATCGTAGCTTTTCTTCACCAAAATAATGCGATCATTTGGTGCGTTAAACGGGTCAACAGTAGGGTTATCAAAAGATGGGGGCGCGATAAACAAGATTTTGCTGTTGTCTGCGACTGATGTGTCTAAGCCGTACTTGAGCGACTGCCCGTTAGCCGATAATTCGATTTGGTCAGCAAACACTTTTTGTGTGTAATTGACTTGCTGCAGCCACAACTTGAGTGTTTTAGGTGGCATAGGCACTTTTAACACCATAAAAATGTGCATGCTGACCGTGTTGTTTTTTAAGCCTAGACTCGACGACGCTTGTGCAATGTAGCTAATGTGCTGTAACTCGGCAGGCAGCAATGCCACCAGTTCTTCAGCCATGGTTTGCAGTTTTGCGGCATCGATGTCTCGAAATGATAAGGCGTCAAGTGTTGCTAATGCGATGCCGTCAAAGTCGAGAGCTAAAAACTGGGTCAAGCCTGCGCGATCTGTAGCACCTGCACGGCTTTCGTCTTGCAATTGCTTACGTAGATTGCCTTTTAGTAAGCAATGGCCTTTTGCGGCATGGTCCACAATAGCCTGATGCATGTCGTCGATGCATGTTGCATGAATTTCATGACTGTTGAAGTTCTTAACGTGTGGGTAAGGGCAAAATTTGTTTTCTGAAGTGAAGTGTTTACTCAATGGAAGGCCGTTTGATGCCTCCAAAAATGTAAGCTTCATGCAGGTAGTCTCCTAAATATTACCTGGACTAATAACGTTAGTCACTTTTTTTGGGTGATTTGTGCCGAATTATCCGAACCGATGGGTCTGCTTCAAAAGTTAAACGAACTTGGTTTCGATCTATTTTTCCTACAGAGATGACAGCAATATCTTCATCTTCTTTTTTCAAAGTGATCTTGTCGGCGGTCTTTTGTGTTAACACGAGTCGGGACATGCATCACTTACTGTAGTTGGTGGCATAACCGCCTTCAGCGTCTAAGGGCAAGTCAGGTGCCCAAATTGGAGGCGTGCAAAGAGTATTGATAACCTGTGACATTGTAACATCAGGCTCCTTGTCAGAGCCAATCAAAACGACCTCATCATGGACTGTGAGAGCAACGGCTGCGTCTGGAAGCTTTTGTTCAAGACGAAGCATGGCGTCTGTAATAACAATCCGTGATAAGGCTTGCACGACATTTTCGGCCAGTCTGCCACCATACGTTTTTTCAAGCCCGTTGCGCCCTGTGTAAACAAGTTGTCCGTCCTGTAGAGTTAAACCTTTGTATTTGAGCCACATTTTATTAGGCAGCTGAATATTGCCCTGATCGAAAAGCAACACGCGAAACGGCAGCGCTGGCTGGTTGTGTTGCAGGGACATCATTAGGAAATTTTCTAGGCGTCGCCACAGCAGGGGGATTTTGGCGTATGACTGTCGGTATTTTGTGACAACAGCAGCGGCTTCAGCGTCTGTAAATTCCAATGAAGGACCGCCTGCGCCCGATGCTAGGGTGGCTTTGAACTTTTTAGCCCCCATGCCATACCCAAGACCAAGGATTGCTGTTTTGCCAACAAACCGTTCTGTTGGGTCATCGGCCTTATTAATCGGGCGGTTGTACACAGTTGAGGCAAAGTTGGAGTAAATGTCATCTCCGTGGGCAAACTGTGCCAGCAAATCGTCTTGGTCTGCGAGCCATGCCAGCATGCGTGCTTCAATGTTGCTCAGGTCTGCAACATAAACCAGCTCCCCCGGTGGCGCGACAAGACATTTCCGCAGCTCACTGCCGCGTGGCAAATTCTGTAGATTTAGCTTTTCGGTGCCGCCAAAACGCCCTGTATGCGCCGCGTAATAACGAAGTGGGGCGGGGAGAGTGTTGTTGACTGGGTCTGCTGCTGCCAAAAACCGTGAGGCTCGGGTCTCATTAATGCGCGACTTGACCGCTGTGCGCCCGTCCCAAATGTGTTGTAGGTCAGGATACATTTCACACATTTGCTTCCACCCCGCATCGTTTTTACCCAAGGCAGGTATGGATTGGCCTGTTGTGGGGCTGATTTTTGTTGGCACGCTGATGTCATGGTCTGCTTGCAACACGGCAGTAAACTTTTGATTCGAAGCCAATACATCACGCGTGTAGCCTGATGCATGAATCGCTGCTTCACTCGCCATGACTTCTGCTTCATGGTACGTAGTCAAGCGTTCCCTATCGATTCGCAGCGTTGGTTCGCAAAACATGCGCGTCGTTAAGTCGATTAAATCCAGCTCTGACTGTGGAAATGCCTCATAAAGCTGTTTGTAAATAGCATATGTCAGCGCTACGTCTTGTATGCAGTAGCCTGCAATTTGGTCTTCAATATCGGGAGGGAGGTCGACAATGCCTTTTGCGTTGATCAGCTCGTCGCCTTTACGCATGGTATTGTCGTGTGGGAAGCAGCGTTCAGCCGTGGCACGCAGTGATGCAGACATTCCCGGCCAGTAGCCACGGGACATTGCTGCAGTATCTAGGTAATAAGCGGGGCGATAGCCATAATAGTGTGTCAAAACAAAACCGTCGAAAGGTGTGTTATGACACAGTAAGTGTATGTCATTCCAATCAAACTCGGCGAGTGCATCGGTGACTTCATCTTCACCAACCCAATATGGTTCGCCGTCGTTTACCTGAAGACCAACCCCCCACACTTTAAATTCAGGAGCGCGCACATACTCCATCGTGGTAATTTTTGTCAGGGAAAGCTTGGTGTCGTAGTAGGTTTCAAAATCAAGAGTCAGGAGCATCTTGCTCACTTGGTTTACCTCGCATCTTGTTTGGCATAAATTGCACGGCGTCTTCATTCCAAGCACTTGCTGCTGGAGGTAATCGAGTAATCGTGCCGCCGCGCGCTAAAAAATCGTCAATATCTTTGGCGATCTGTCTGCTTGCTTCCTGTTTTGCTGGTGTCGCCCTCAAAGTCGGGCTGTCTCCAGGCATCGTCAAATACAGTAAGCCCTCTAATTTTTCGGTGTTCATTTGAAAAATGTATCCAGTCGATGTTGTTGCGATCACAGACCTGCAACAGTGATGCATATGCAAACGAACAACCTTCTCTGACGATCTGTCCTAGATATTCAGTATCTTCTCTCGGTACTTTTTTCCATGCCGAATCGGCATCAGCAGGTGATATCCACCCCCAATCGGTGGGTGAGACATGCATTTTGTTAACGTAAATAACCTTGCCTAGTGACTCGGTAAAGTCTCGTGGAGAGTTGTTATCTAAAAGCTTCGTGCTCACGACAGAGTTCATTCTTTTGCCCCCAGTGCATTTCGATATTAGCCCCACTAATTATTTAGTGCAACAAATAAGTGGTAATTCCCCACGGCGCTTCCTCACTTGCGTCAGTGGAAACCCAAATAACAGGGTAGGGTGGTTCGTCTGGAAACTCATCGGCAGGGCACAAATCTGTAAAAAAGACCATGCCTTCCGGTTCGATGTGTTGATCGGTTACCCAGTCAAAGACAGGCTGAAACAGCGTACCACCACCGCCGCCCACGTTGAGAATGTCTTGGGTTAGCTCTTCGTCTGCAGTCACATCAACAATGCGTGCTTCGTCTACTTGAGTGTCACATTGGATAAACACCATACGCTCGGGACGCATGTCATTGTGGATAGCAACGATCTCTGACAGAAACTTGTGGATCTGTCTGTGAGTCGACCCAGATGTGTCCATGGCAACAACATATGTGCCCGGTCCTTCGTCATACATTGACGGAAAATATTCGTCTTCGCTGATATAAGCACGGTGCGGGCGTCGCCATGTGAAGTCGTTTTTGGTTGTCGCTGCAAAGAAAGGCCACAGATGATCACGAAAATCGATGGTGGCTTTGCCTAACTTGTCAACAAGACGTTCGATTGCTCCCGGTAATTTGCCAGCTTGCCGTGCAATTTCAGCAGCTTGTTGGACTGCAAGCGTCCAATCAACTTCGAGCTGACCTGCATCAACGTCAATGGCACTGTTGTCTGCATCTGTTACATGGCCCCATTTACATGGATCACCTGCATCTTCGGGCAGCAACTCGTAGATTGCTTCGGCTGACATGTCGCGATACTGCGGATCATGTAAACCCCCGTCAGGTAACACAAAACCACAGTCGAGCAGAATGTGGTTAATCGCATGGTCGCACGCAATGTTCCAACGGTCTGGATCACGTCCGTTGCGGCGAGTCATGTGGGTGTTAGCGCAGTGCAGTACTTCGTGTGCAATGAGGCCTAATAGCTGCGACGCGTCCTGCTTTTCGACAAATTTAGGGTTGAAGTCTAAGTGTGTGCCATCAGTAGATGCTGTCTTGCATTCGTCTAGTTCACGAATTTTTAGCTTGAGACTGAGCACGCCGAAAAACGGCTCGTTGAGGATAAGCTGCGACCGTGCGCTGGTGACAGCTTTGTAAGTAGGTGAATATTCCATGCTATGCCACCAGTTTGGATGTGAGTACTACTTGGTTTAGGGAGTCAATGTCGACGCCTGACGTATCGACGCGTCGTTTTGCAGCTTGTTTGCGCGTGATTTTCTCGTGCATTTGACGAATATCATCAGAGTCAACAAACTCTTTTGCAGCAGGCCACGATTCCAGCAGCTGTTTGAGTGTGTTGCATTCTGATAGAAGCTTTGCGGTTTGACTGTAGAACTTGTTATAACGTTCTGTTAACTGATCGCGTTGTGTTACGCAGTCTTTAACTGCTTCTTCGATTTTGGCGTTGTCTTCCTCAGAGTTACCACCAAGGCTGCTACGGCGCAGAGCGTGTAAATAATTATTCCGCCCGCAAAACAACTTTCTTTCTGTGGGCCAATGAAACTCTATCCCACACTCTTTGCCGTCAAGTTGAAATTTGTAATTGACTCTGTCAGTTTCAACGCGACTGACGTGGATTCGACGATCCTTTAATCCAGTACGGTTGTCTTCGACAAATTGACGACAAGCAACCTGGATAGGGTCTCCGTATGCACCTTGCCAAATGAGATCTTTGATCTCTGCTGAAAGCATTGGCTGCGGATTGGCTAGTTCAAATGCTTTAATAGCTTTGCGATGAATACGGTTTTGACGATCTTTGGTAAGTCTTACTGAACCCATAGTGGTCTCCTTAGAATACGATGGATGCGTTATCGGTAGTCCAGCTTTGAACAGCTGGGTCGGTAATAAGTGAACGGTCTTTGCCGATGATGTCTTTGACTGCAACAACCTGATACTCAGGCGGCAAACGACGTAAGTACGTCACAATTGGCTTGATATCTTGCTGGTTTGCACGAGCAGACAGAGCACCAGCGACGGCATACAAAGTAGATGCTGACGTTGGGACACGCACACTGCCGGGGCTGCGAATAATCTGATCAATGTCAGGCAACTCGTGGAAAATCTTGCGGTGTGCAATGAACTCACCAGCTGCACCGTCGCCAATGCTGGCTGCAATGCCGTGGAACTCGTCAGCAAGATGTGGCAACTTTTGGTTGAGTCGAATCCAGCTACGGGGTGTTGGAAACGCTTTTTCCTGCGTATCTGCGTCGTGTAGCAGATTAGGTCGGTAACGTAAAAACGACGGAATCGACGGATCACAACCGATTTGGTATGCGTGCACGCAGAAGTCGTCAATGTGTGGCTCGACAGTATAGTGGTCGAAGCGATCTGCAACTGCTTGACCCATGTCGTTAGCACCAGCGCGGTCGTATGTCCGGTTACCTGCAGCGATAATGATCGTATTAGCTGGTAATTCATAAGTGCCGATGCGCTTCATTAATAGCAGCTGAAGCAATGCGTTCTGTGTCGCTTTGGGTGCGTGTGTCAAGTCGTCGATAAAGAGCACGACAGTACCTGGATAGTTGGTATCAGGGTAATCTTCAGGCACGCCGTATCGGGTGCGGTACGAACCATCTACCTGTTCGACAACTTTGAGACCACCGCGAACGTCGACTGGGTCAAACAAGTTGGCACGGATTTCGTACAGCTTGGCGTTCTGTGACTTGGCGTATTGATACACCATCTCGGATTTGCCGATACCGGGTGCACCCCAGATCATCATGGAAAGATTAGCCGTGGCGCATGCTGCTATTTCTGCAGGCAGTTGGCTGGGTCTAATTGTCATGCTCATATGTGTCTCCTCTTGAGAACTGCTCGTTGGATAAAACAGACAGCACCTGCGTAAGTTCCGCAGGGTCTATCTGAATGTAAAATCGGGGTTCGGCGTCGGTTGCTGTGTGCAGTAGGTGATGTTGCAGATGCTTCATGCACCACAAAATAATTTCTTGACGGGTTTTGATCATGTCTCCTATCCCATGTTGTCTGGTGCATGTTTCATGAACTGCTCCTGTCGGTACTCACAGAGCATGTCGTAGTGGCAGTCTTGGTGGTAAAGGTCGCCGTGTTCACAGCGCTGGGTTTCTTCGTGCGACTCAATTGGGTCTTCGCACCATTTGCAGCATTTCTTTTCGCTCATGCTTCCTCCTCAATTGGCTCGTCGGCGTGATAGTTTGAGTCGGTCAGTACGTCGCGCCGGTACATAGCAAGCTTGGTTTTGACGCATTTAGTACAAACACGGCACAAATAAATGCCGCGCGCGTCGTACTCTTCCCAGCTGTAGTCCACGTCTGGGTCTTGCTTGCATAGGTGGTGTTGGAGATCACTCATACGGTTCCTCCTAATAGCCGTGTGACTTACTTTCGTAGTCATCAGGTTCGTTGGGGTCATGCTCGGGGGGCTGGGCACGATCACGTTGCTCGCGGTAAGCGTCGAAGCAGTCTTCCTCTTCCTGCTCTGCATACGGCCCCGTCCTGTCGTGCCAGTGGGAGTAATCGTAAGAAGGGTCGTCTGAAATGCGACAGGGCATGCGACCCTCGGCAGTATCAAGCAGCATGGCATATGCCTCCGTGTGGTCTTTGATTTGTTGGAGTAGGAGTTTGGTGATGTCAGTTGTCATGACGCAGCCTCTTTGGTCACATCTACAACGCGTGTATGGCTGGTCATTTTGTGGTGTCTGATCAGCCACATTTTTTTGTCCATCGCAGTTTTCTTGGGGCTAGGTTTCAGCAACATGTTTCTCCATGTGCCGTCACTGGATAACTGCTGGCATTGCCAAATGTGTTTGCGTTCGTTCACGACGACACTCCCTTTGGATCGTGAGTGCGCCAGCCGAGCTTGCGGTAGGGAAACTTGTCGGTCTTGATCATGCCGTATGATTCATGGCGCATGGTTCGCTTCATGAAGAACAACAGCACGCTGACGATGGTGCCCGCTGTGAGTGCTGCCATCATGCCGCTGAAGGTGCCAGCGAGCAGGAACATGAGCAGCACGGTGACGAACAGATCGACATAAATGTCGTAGTTGATGATCTTGCGGACACCGAATTTGAACAACAGAAACAGCATGCCAGCAGCAGCAATTAGTCCCGCTAATAACATAAGTCACTCCTTTTTGCTTGAATCGGTTAGAAACTTCACCAACACATCCCGCTTGTTGGCGGTGTTGTTGCACAGCTCGGTGATGAACTGCTGCACAGCTCGCCTGTTTTCGAAACGGACGAGCATTTCCACGCGAGCTGCTGCCATATCAGTCAGCTTGGTCCATGGATCATGGTTCAGATTGGACATTGTCATCCTCCGCGTCAGCCACAAATATAAATCCATCGGGTTTGTCTGTTTTGGGAACAACATTTAGCACCGTCTTGGTGGCTGCATTAAGAGAGTCAGACGCTTGCTCTAGCTCAATGCGTGCTTCTTGCAGGATTTTGATGATTTCCATCATCTCGCCGTCAGGCTGGAATTCGATGGTGATTTCGGGGTCTTGATCGTTAGACATAGCCGTGCTCCTGTAATAGAGGGGTGAACTCTTGGTTTTCGGTGACATTGATAACCAGCACGATGTCGCCGGTTTGGGTGACGCGGTAGGTGATGGCGACAGTGCTACCTGGATCAGCAAACGCTTTGATGCCAGAGATGCTAAAGCGTTTGTCGCCACGATTCTTGGTGCGATAGAACATGAGCTGTGTTGCGTCACCTTCGACAAACTCAGCGTCTACCGCACGCTTTTCCCCCGGCTTCATGGTGTCGTAGTCGATACCGAGCAGCTTGGCGAAGGCACGCACTGACGCGTTGGCATCAATGATGTGTTTTTCAAGCATGGTGCGGGTTAGTTTGAGTACGGCAGGTGGGTTGCTGCCGAGTGTGACGACGTTACCGTCGTTGGTTTTGATGTTCATGGTGGGTAGTCCTCTGAAGTAAAAGCCCAATCAGCTACGGTCTCTATAGGCCATTCAGTGCTGGGTTCTTTGTTGTCTTCGGCGTTAGTAACAGTGATATCTGGTTCGTAAAAATCTAACCCCCTGTCTGTTATTAACAGATCGCTTACAGCCTCATGCATATGTTTGTCGGCAATACGGAAAGCTTCGTCGTAGTTGTCGGCAATGACATCTATAAACTTGTCGGTAATAAACTGGCCGTGAAATCGGTAGTAGTTCATTGTTCCTCCACTTCGATTACTTCGGACTCGTCGCAGTTGAGGTACTTGTAGCTGAAGTCGTCCCAGTAAATTTCTTCGGCTTCTTCAGGGCTATCAGCATCCACGTAGTAAACGACTAAGTTGGTTTCTTTTACGTAGACTCTGTAATAAGTCATTGATCAATGCCTTCCGTTTCCCGAATGAAAAACTTGACGTGGATAAAGCCGCCCTGCATCGATGAGATGGCGTAATCAAATGGGCAGTTCTCTACCCAGTTAAGGAAGCTTTGAATGTTTTTTGCTTGCAGTGTCAGTGCCATGCTTCGTGCCTTATATTTGGTGTGGGAGGTAGGAATCGAACCTACTCACCTTTCGGGTCAGATTTACAGTCTGATGCGACTCTCCTACTTCGCCGCTCCCACTTGTTTGTTAAGAAAAGCATCCAGCTTCTCCATTCTTCGGGAGACATTGACTCTTTGTTTTCAATGAACGCGCGCTTATAAACGTCTCTACGTCGTTCTTCATACTCACATCGGTTCATGCTTCATGCTCCATGGTCCGGCACGCTAACTCCCCCGCCGGAGGCAAAAATAAAAAAACCCCGATGCCAAAAGGTGGCACCGGGGGTGGAGTAACACTACGCGGCTAGTCGCGCGTCGAGCATCTTGGCGCGATTTGCCATGAAGCCAGCGAGCTTGGTCTTGGTCTCGTTGGCCTTGAGTTCTGCAACGATCTCGTCCATGACCTGCATAGCCGCGTCGTAGGTATCAGCTGGCGTGGCGTGGACCCACGAGTCTGATGTCTCGTCGTAGCTGGACGGGTTGAAGAACAACAGGTCGATGTCGAGCGCCTCACCGTCGATGTCCAACTCGTTCATGATCAGCGTCTGAGTCTGGAACAACAGCTCGTAGTCAGACTGAACGGCGTCCTTGATGCGATCCACGGGCAGATTGACACCTGTCTCGTCGATAGCGGTCTGAGCAAGGTCAACACCGTAGATGCCACCAGACTCCTCTTCCTGCTGAGCGGCACGGTCGAGGTCAACTTTGAGCCTGCGCGCGTTCCACATGATGCGATCCATGAGGGTCTGCATGTGGTTGATGACAGCAAAGACGTGGAACGGAGCCGTGTCTCTGTCAGAGTTGCACTCAAACGCGGCTTTGGCATAGGCCACATCGATGGGGGTCTCTGAGTTGGTAAACCCAGCGATGTAGTTAGCCAAGTTGGTGTAGTAGGTGTTGGACTTACCCGCACACAGCTTGTTGAGGGCACCGGGGATGAATGAATCGTTCATGTTCATAAGAACTCCTTGATTGTTAGTACAGCTAATAATGGGAAGCAATGCAACAGACTATGTCCTAGTAAAGTCCGCGCACTGCTCATTGGTAACGACCGGCTGCGAGGAACGAGCAGTCGTTGGTTCGTTGAAGACGATGTCGCCGTCATGCTCCGTGTGGTAGACGAAGGGACGCTCTCGCTCGTCAAGAAAATCTGCCAACGGGCACTCGTTTCTGCGTGTTGCCTGCAAAAAGAGATGCACTGAGTCGTCAAGACAAAAATCTTCGGGAGTGTTAAGGCGCAGTGGTATCTGCGTGTTGCTGAATACATGGGTCATGGTTTATGCCTCCTCTCCTATGTCTTCGAGAAACGCTTCGTGGCAGGACTTGCACTGGTACACACCAGTTCGCCAGCCAACGATGACTTCGCGGAACCAAGTGTCGGTATCGGGCCAGACTTTCTGAACAAGCTCACCGATTTGGTATCGATCAAGCTCATGGCTGGCAACGACAACGTGGTTTTCTTCGCCGCAGTCGTAGCAAGTTGCGTTGAGTCGGTATTGTTTAGTCATGGTTCATGGCTCCTGATTCATGGATCGATGTACAGTGGTGTATATCGATACAGGTAAAAAATGGGTGAAAAAGGTGAAAATCGCTGTGGAGATCGACGAAGATCACAGCAATTAGCTACATGTGCCAGCATGTGCCAGCATGTGCCAGCAATGTGCCAGCAAAAGAGAGAAAAAAGTCAATAAAAACAACGATGTGCCACTTGTGCCAGCAAAATTGAGTTTTACTCACACTGTAAAAAAAGCGTGTCGAATTTCGTTTTTGCGTCAAAAAACCCGTAGGTGAAAATGGCAAAAAGGTGGCACAGGTGGCACAAAATGGCACAAAATTAACAAAAGGACATTAAAAACAACAGGTTAGCCCTGTGCCAGAGGTGGCACAAAGGTGGCACAAAGCCGGCACAGCACTGGCACAGGTGGCACAAGCTCGTTGTAGCACGTCACATGCCCGATGAAACATGAAAAATGGCTCATGCATCATGCACTGTGGCACGCAAACCTCCTGGCCCTCGGTAGAAAAGGGAGCTTACGCCCCCCTGTCCTGATCGATGAACAGATATCCATCCATTTCTTCGATGTTGTCGAGTGAGTCAGCGATGTCCAATGCTGAGAAGGTGAGTAAACCGAGGAGTACGTCGCCGGGGTTCTCCTTGGTGTATTGCCATGCTTTCGATGCATAGGGCTTGCTCTTGTCGATGAGGGATAAAGCGGTGGGTTTAGCTTGATCCATGAGACGGTCGAGTGCTGTGAATTTCATGATGCATGCTCCTTGAGCCATTGGTTGTTGAGTGCTTCTGCGTGATCCAGTGCGCTGGTTTGTGCGTGACGTGCCATTGCGGCGAGAAGGGCGTTGAGGTTAGTCATTGCGACGGTGGTGATAATGATATGAAAGAAGAAGCCAGCGATGATGGTGAGAATAGAGGTACTGCCAACGAGAGCGCAGAAACCGGTGATGGTGATGGTGAACATGATGGCGCTGACGATGAGACTGCTAACCGCAAGCGCGTAGAGCTTAAGATTCTGAAACATGGGATAAGTCTCCTAAATAAAAGTCATGAGAAGCCACGGGAAAGCGGCGGCAAACAAAAGAACGAAAGATTCAAAAACGATAGGTCTCATGGGTAGATCTCCTTAGTGGAAGGGACAGGGGTCGTCTTCGTCGTAGTGGCAGTCACAGACTTCGCAGTAGATTTCTTTAGGCTCGAAGTCGAGTTCTACGGTCGGGTCTTCGAACTTGTTGAATGGCAGGTCGTACTGTTCCATGGTGGGTCTCCTTATGCCCAAGCTACAGCGTTAAATGTGATGCGGTCGTTGTGGACAATAGGTGCCCAGACCATGTCGACGCCAAACACGTCAGCCATCGCGTCAATCCACAGTTCGAGGTCGTAGGAGTCTTCCTGCTCCATGAGTCCTGAAACATGCTCAAGTGCTCTGATGCCTGCTTTGGTATCAGCGAAGGCGTAGGTGTATCCAGTGTGACCGGTAGGGTGCTCGTCCTCCTCGATGAGAACGAAAAGGTCTTCGGTGCAGACGATGGCGTTGTCCGCTGGGTGTAGCTCAAGGTACTGATTCATGGTGTATCTCCAAAGTAAGCGAGCGTCATTGCTCACAAACACGAACGGTCAAGCGCGAGGAACGAGTGGTTGAGGGGGTTACTGCCAGACAAGGTTCATGCGACATGGTGCGAAACAAGGTTCCAAGTCGGAAAACGGGGGAAACGGGCGCGTAACTATCCGGCAGGGGAGACAATGAGTGAGTGATTCAGATAAATTTTTTCAAATTTTTTTCTAGTAAAAATTTTTCGCCGCCCTATCTTGTGTAACAGGCAGCTGGGGGGCTGTATGTGAAAAAACAAATGTGTACGCTCTGTAACGAAGAGCTACCGATCAGTGAATTCGAACAATACCCAAGCGGAAAATGGCGCATGCAATGTGAACCATGCCGCATGAAGCATAAGCAGCGTAAACGTCACATGGTCATGCAGCAGTCGCATGAGGCGTATCTCAGAAACCTGCATACAAAGCTAAAGTCCACGCGTAAAAAGACCCATCCCTGGAACTTGGTTCCTGAAGACTTAATTGATATTTGGGACGAGCAGGGCGGAAAATGCGCGGTATCGGGCGTTGCGTTAACACATCACCTAGATGGCTCAGGTGCCAAAGAGTTCAACGCGTCAATTGATCGTATAAACAATGATCAGGGCTATTCGCGAGAAAATGTCCGGTTAGTCGCGTACAGAATAAACATCATGCGGCATACATTAGCGACAGATATGTTTTGGTGGTGGATCAAGACTATTCATGATCACTCTTGTGAATAGATATTAGTACAGGTAATATTATAGCTATGTCCGATTACCAGACAGAAGCATACGCGATAGAGGGTCTGGCTGAAGCTGTCATCGGGGTTGGACTTCGCGACTCGGGTCAGCAAGTGCTGGTCTATGACGCACTAAGTGTGCAAAACATATTAGAAAGCTCAAATTCTGGGCTTTCGTTTGACACGTTCTTAGAGGCCTTGCAGATGGAAGACCTCGGCGAGCGTGCACCTTTATTTATATGGTTAGACGACGACCTTAAATATGGACTGCAAGCAGTTGGAACAGGATCAAGCCATCGACTCCATTAGTGGCCCCGTGGAGCTGACGCATACTGAGTTCCAATCCCATCTACCTTATATGGGCTTGGACCTGAATTCCTTGAGCGTGCAGCAAGAGAAGCTGGTCATGCTCGTCGCGTCGGGTATGTCGATTGCAGCGGCTGGAAGGGCAGCGGGTTACTCGCACCGCAACAAAGCGTATGACGCGATGGCGCGGCCTGAATGTAAGCGGGCACTGGAGTATTTCCGTGAGCAAGCGCGGGAAAAGGTGAATTTTACCGTCGCGAACGCCCACACCATGTATATGGAGGCGTACTCCGCGTCGGCGACTGCGACCGAGATGAAGAACACGACGGATAGCCTCGTGAAGTTGCACGGTTTGGTGCAGAACGAGCCGCAGGCGCAGGTCAACGTGCAGATCAACGCGTCGGCTAAGCAGCTGGAACGGTTGTCGGATGAAGAGTTGATCAAGCTCGTGGGGAAAGAAGAGAACTATCTGGAGCCGGTCGTTGGAGGTTGAGCAGCGCGAGTGCGGTGTCTGTCGGACTCTGCAGCCCGAGACGCTGTACGCCAGCACCGAGCAGCGCATCTGCGTCTACTGCGTTGCCAAGAAGCAGGAAGCGCTCCCCGCCGCAAAAGAGAAAGAGGAAGAACAACAACCCAAGGAGGAGATGAGTCTTGAAGATAAGGCCAAAGCTGAACTGGCACTACGCATACTCACCCGGAAAAGGTTGCTCCCGTTCGTTGAGAGGTTTAACCCTGACTACAGTGCCGGTTGGGTCCATAAAGACATCTGTCGTCGGCTGGAGCAGTTCAGCCGTGACGTGGCTGAAAAGAAGAGTCCGCGACTTATGCTCTTTATGCCACCCCGACACGGCAAAAGCACACTGGCGTCGATTGCATTCCCGGCTTGGCATTTGGGCCGACATCCAGACCACGAATTTATATCTTGTTCGTACTCGGGTTCGCTTGCGATGGGGTTCAGTCGTAAGGTCCGTTCGTTATTACGTGACCCTTCCTTTAAAACGGCGTTCAAAACGCGTCTGGACCCGGATTCGCAAAGCGCTGAAGCATGGCTTACTACCAATGGTGGTGGTTACGTTGCTGCTGGTGTTGGTGGTGGTATTACTGGTAAGGGCGCTCATGTCCTTGTCATCGATGATCCAGTAAAGAACCGTGAAGATGCTGAAAGTCAGAATAATCGCGAAGCTAACTGGGACTGGTACACATCGACTGCTTATACGCGTCTTGCCCCTGGGGGTGGCGTACTTGTCATTCTCACTCGCTGGCATGATGACGATCTTGCTGGAAAGCTCCTTCGAGCCAGTTCCGAAGGTGGTGACGAGTGGACCGTCGTTAAGTACCCCGCTATCGCCGAGGAAGATGAAGAGTTCCGCGCCACTGGAGATGCACTACACCCAGAGCGCTACGACGTAGAGTCGCTGCAGCGTATCCAGCGCGCGGTTGGACCCAGAGACTGGTCGGCGCTGTACCAGCAGAATCCGGTTGCAGACGACGGCGACTACTTCTCACGAAGCATGATCCAGTACTACGACCCAGACGACATAGATCTGGATCGGATGAAGTTCTACTGCGCGTGGGACTTGGCGATTGGTAAGAAGGATCGCAACGACTACTCGGTCGGCATGGTCGTCGG